TGAACTCCAGCGACTGCATGTGGCCACAGTGAGGGCACGGCACAAAGAACCGCCTCTGATCGCTCGCCTCATACTCCCGCTCGATGCGAGAGCGCCCCTTCACCAGCGGGGTCGAGACCAGCAGGATCTTGCGGCGGTAGCCGAAGGTGGATGTGCGGGCCTCGGCCAGCACAATAGGGTCGCCTTCGCCATCCACGTCCCCGGGATAGGCGTCCACCTCGTCCAAGAACAGGTAGCGCGCTGGCATAGACCGCAGTCCGACCGCGCTATTCGCCCCAGTCAGGATCAGGGTCCCGCCTGGGAAGTCTTTCTGCAGTACCGTGTTGCCGCTATCCCGCGCCCGCGCTGGCTTGACCCGCTCGCGCAACTCGGCCGAGGCTTCAATTAGTGGATCGACGCGCTGCTTCGAGAAGCGCTTGGCCACCTCCACAGACGGCTGGACGGCCATCATTGGCCCCGGCGCGTGATGGATGCAGAAGCCCATCCAGTTGTTGCCGCTCTCGGAACCGCCGACCTGCGCCCCCTTGATGAAGGAGATGCGCTGCGTGGGGTCCCGGGGCGACAGCCGATCCATGATCTCGCGCAGATACGGCGTCCGATCGGTCCGATACCGGCCCGGCTCTGCCGCTGCACGGCCGGACAGGACGCGGTGTTCGTCCGCCCATTCCGATACAGTCAAATCCGGGTCAGGTTGGTGCCCAGCATAGAAGGCCGCTGCAAGCGCCTGTAGCGGGTCATCCTCTCCAGCGGTCAGCCATGCCGGAAGCGGTACTTCCGCGACCGCCAGCGTGTCATCGAGCGGCACCGGCGGCCCAGTCAATTCGAGGTTCCGGCAGTGATGCCAGATGCGCCCTCATCTCTCGCTCAAGGATGGCGAGAGTACGCGCCGGATCAGTCCCCAACTCCGCAGCGACGACCGCGGCCACCCGAACGGGCCAGCCCCCGAAGCTATCGCGCAGCCCACGCCCAGCCTCAAAGAACAGCCGCTCCGATGCCGCGCGATCGACCAGTTCGCCGCGGCGGCGCTTCACATCCAGCATCCGAAGGTGTGCCTTCAGATTGGCGTCCAGGCGCTCCGCCTCTTCCGTGCTCAGGGTGCCATCCGGCACTCCCAGGGCACCATCAGGCACTGTCGGCGGGGCCACTATGTCACGAGACAGAATGCCGGAAGCTTCCAAGCCTTCGAGCGCCGTTTCCACGTCAAGGCGGTCATCGTCAGTCAGGGCGAGCGACAGCAGGCCACGCGCCAGCCATTCGGATACTGCGCGAGGCGGCACCCCTAAGAACTTCGCAAACCCACTTTTCGAAAGGATCGAGGCCGGGGGCTCATGCTCCGGATACGGCAACACCTTCAAGGGACGACCAACCTTGCCGGACATGCCGAACCCCTATTTCCGAAATACCTACGGGACCCTGCCGCTAGCGAACTCGTGCGCTCTTGCCACCCGCATACGTTGCAGCCCAGGGGAGGACCCGTGACCCGGAGGCCACACGCAACAAAGCCCCAGAAGCAGGGCTCCTAGGGCTTCGAAATAATTCAGGGCTTGCAGGGCGGTAGACGCACCTGTAGCGCATCCCAACTCGCATTTAATCAGCGATGGCGCCATCGTCAAGGCTTTCTTGCGCCCGGGCTCATCTTCCAGAGCTTCGCCAGGGCCTCGAAGCCATTGACCATGTGGTAGACGGCATCATGGCCGGTGGGGAACAGGCCGCGCGCCACATCGACGCAGGGTGCTTCGGATGCCCTGGGCAGATGGTCCACAGCGCGGTTGAAGTCCTGCCACACCCTAGCCTCGAACTCCTCTTGGCTCTCAGAAGGGCGGCGGCCAGCGGGCGCGCCATACCGGCAGAGCGCATGGCCGGGCACAACCATGGTGGCGCGCGCCATCCGATAGAGCCTGGCAAGTTCCTGTGCGGCGTCGAGGAGATGTCCAGTGAGGATGCCAGCCTCGGCGTAATGCTCCAGCACACCATCCCGGTAGCGCATCACGTCGGTCCTGCTGAAGTGCCGGCCACGGCTATCCTCCCACACGTCATCCTCCACGGTTTCGATGCCGTGCGGGCGGGCCTGCGCAGCTTGTCCGGTTGCGCCACGGTCGGCTGAGGTCTCGGGAGGCTCAGCGCCGAGGATTTCCTTGACCCGCTTCCTGTCTGCTGCTGAGGCGGCGTCGTTCACCGGGCCGAGCATCAATTCCACCAGTCGCATAGTCCGCACCCGCATGCGCTCGCGGCGGCCTGGATCTGGCGTCTCAGGCTCGGGCAGGACGGGGCGGCGGTGGGTCACTGCGGCGGGCGGGAAAACCGGCTCAGCGGCCTTCCTGGGCCGCCCACGGGGGCGCTTGGCGGGGTTGGGCGTGATCGCCATTGCGGACAGGGGGAGACCAGACCGCGCGCGCTGTGTCACGGACTGGCTCATGCGGCGATCTCCTTGAGCATAGAAGGGATGACGCGGGAACACGGTTCTGTGATAATCATACCGGCATCACAACGTGGGACCGGATACGCGTGCTGGATTGGTGGAAAAGAGAGCGGGGTAAGCGCTCCACTTGGTTTTGGCTGGTAGTCGTCGCGGTCGAGTGCATCGCGCTTGTTGTGGTTTTCCGCGACGTGTTGGGGGGCAGCGCGACTATTGCGGCGTGGGTCAGCGGACTTGGCGCCTTCGCGGCAGCCGCAGTCGCAGTCTGGGCGGCTCTGCGGGCCGAGCGGATCGCTCTCAGGGTTGATGATCGGCGACGTGAAGATGAGCGCCTTGAGCGCGAGCAACGCGGAGCAGTACTCGCCTATGCGCTTTTGTCTCCGCTTATAGTAGTCAGCGCCGAAGCCGGCATGATCCTTGATAGGTACGCAGAATACTATAAAAGTGCTGACACTGACGGGTTCATGAGCGTCCACACTGTCCGACTTCAGGTGACTATCCCTAGCATCTTGAGTTCCGCTACGCCGGATACGCACCTCCTCAGCGTAAGCATGGCTAAGCAAGTCGCATTCCTCACAGGACAGTTCTTTGCTTATGAGGACCTCGTCAAAAAAGGCGTGAAAGCAAACGGAGAAGCTAGGAAGCTCGACATTGCAACACTTCAGAAGCTTGAGAAGCAGCTCGTTTCGATCAGGCGACTTACCTCTTCGGTCATAGCCGCCATCAGGCGCGAATACCCCTATCCACTTTAATTTTGTGCTCATCCCCCCACCCCCTCCTGTCCGTCCGCGGCTCCGGGGCGGGCGGCGAGCATGGCGCGGTAGCTGACGAGCAGCCCTTCGTTCGGCTTCGGCTGACGGCGGCCATGTCGCAGGCGGTAGAGGGCCAGGTCTCCGGCATCTACCATCTCCGCTGTGGGTTCAGCCGGCACCACGACCAAGCCTTGCGCGGCGATGGCGTCGAGGACATTGCGGGCATCAGGGATGTTCATCTCCCAGTTCCGGGTGCCGTCTTTGAACACCGCGTCTGGATGGTAGGAGCCCGTGCCAGGCCCCCACAGAGCCCTCGCCACAGCCTCCACCAGCGCGTCGGGGTGATGGGTCATGGTGTTGCTCCAAGCATATTCGCGGTTGCGCCAGCAAGCAGGGCGAAGAGAAGAGAGAGGAAGCCGTAGCCGACGCCTCCCCCTTCGTTTCCTCGGTGTGCGCATGACACGGACGCCCCCAGGCTTCCGGCAGCCAGGACGAGGATGCTGACCGTCACCACCATCCCTTCCTCCCCATCCATTCGAGAACCCGCACCACGCCTTTGATCAGCCTCCAGAGGTCGCGCATCAGGGGGTGTCCTGGGGTTGGGTGAGGCGTAGTGGACTACCTTGCAGCCCATGGCGGCGAAGATAGTCCGATGCCCGCGCGGCTAAACCGCTGTTTGGGTTGTACCTTTTCAGCGAGTGGACGAGCATGCGCACCAGCATCGCTAAATCGTCCACCTCGCCCGTGCTCGTGCTCTGGTTGGCGCGGTCAGTCATGGGTGGGGTTCCTCATCAACGCTGCAATGAAAGCGTCCCGTTCAGCGGGGGTGAGCTTGATCCGGTTCTTGCGCATCAGCTTCTTGTACTTGCGCCAGTCGATTGCGTGAGAGGGCCCGAGCAGGCGCAGTCCACGCGGCGGCGGCGGATACCCCATCACTCCGCCCCTCCCCGGATCGCGGCGAGGGCAGAGCGGGCTTTGGCGTGGATGACATCATCCATGCTCATCTGGACCGGCTTCTTCGCCAGCTTCCTGCGCCGCGCCCTATTCGCCGCAACCCACGCACTCACCGCCCTTTCCCGCTCAACCACGGAGCCAACGTGCGGCTCTGCGCGGTTCAGGATCAGCCGGGTCCAGAGCATCACCGCCGGGTACTGGCCGTGCTTGCGTGCTTCCTCTTGGACAGGGACGGGGAGGCTCATCATGTCCGATCCTTCATGGCTTGGCGGGCACGCTGGATTGCGAGGTGGAGGTCGGTGGTCCCTCGGGTGCCGTACACGCCGTCCTTGCGCGCCCAATCCAGGGCGCACTCGCCCCACTTGATGAGGTCGGCAACAGCCACCTCCAGCTTCCCCTTCGGCTCCTTCGCCTCGGTGAGCAGGCCGCAAGCCTCGGCGGCCTGGAAGAGGCGGGAGAGGTGCGTCTGATCCGGAGCGTTCCGAAGCCGCCAGTGTGTCGGGCTTGCTTCTTTCAGTACCTCCAGCGCCTCCCGCAGCGGAGCCAGGGCGGGGGTGGAGTTCTGCTGGGTCATGGGCGGGGCTCCTGGGCGGTGAGGATGGCTTTGCACCGAGGGCACGTCACAGCGTCCCGGCGGATGGTCCAAGTGGTGAGCCGCAGATTGATCGGCCGTGGCCGCGAGTAGCAGAGAGCTGAAACCTGCCCTTTGTCCGTGCACTTCGCGGCCATGTGTGCCCGCTTCTGCGCCGGGCTCAGCCTCTTCGCGATGCTCTCAGCGCCCATCACTGTGCATCCCCCAGCTCGCCGCTGTTCTGTGCGGAGGGGGGTGTGGGGACGTTCTTCCGGAGGTTGCGTAGGTAAGCCGCTGGAACCCGGACCATCGCTGTAATCTCGTCGGGCAGGATCACGTCGTTGTCGTCGAGCCATTCCACCAAGGCTGCACCAGCAGCGGCCAGACGGCGTGTTCTCTTGCTCTTCTCGCTCATGACGCCCTCCGTTCACTGGCTGAGATCAGCCCCAGCACCATCTCTACCGGCAGCGTGATAACCGGCGGGCAAGGCTTCCCCTCTGCCCGGGCCATGGCGTCTTCGCAGACGCCGCGTAGGGTGCGCATCTCTGCCTCCGTCATCAGAACAGCTTCCCCTGGCGCGCTTCGGCCTCGATGCGGCGGCATGCCACATCGAAGTGCGCCGGCTCGCGGTCGATACCGATGAACCGGCGCGACAGGGACAGCGCAGCAACTCCGGTCGTCCCTGATCCCATGAACGGGTCGAGAACCGTCTGGCCGATCTGCGTGAAGTCGGACACGAACGCCTGCACCAGCTTGAGGGGCTTCTGTGTCGGGACTTCAGCGTCTGTCACCACAGGGTAGGTCCACACACCTGCGCCGCCGCCTCTGTTCCATGCCTTCTTCGTGGCGCCGGAGTGCATGATAAGGACGGTCTCGAACCCCTGCCCCGGCCTATCCGCACTGATCTGCGGCATCGGATTAGGCTTCACCCACGCGCCAAGGCGGACGAACTTCTCCGAATGGATGTGCCGCGCGGCATGGCGGTAGTCGCAGGTCGCCACCACCCAACCAGCCGCAGCGGCAAGCATGGCAGCCAAGGCTGCGTCGAAGTCAGCATCAGCCATACAGGCGAAGTTCACCAACTTGCGCCCTGTCCCGGCGCCCCGGTTGGTCTTGGCCATTGCGTGCGTGTTGGCCGAGTACGGCGGGTCGGTGATGATGTGGTCTGCCTGAAGGTCCGGCAGGATCTCTCTGCAATCCCCCAGCCACAGTTCAGCATTCCCGATGACTTCCTTGCGCGGCGAGATGGACCGGCGCTCGATCAGTGCTGCGCTCACCCAACCCTCCGTTCACTGGCGGCGGCCAGCATTGCCCGCACTCCCGCCGATGGAATGACCCGCTCCGGCGCAGCCCCCGACGCAGCCCGCTCCAGAGCCGCCAGGAGGCCGGTGAAGACGTCAATGCGGGCTTGCTCGCAGTCGCGGTCCTCAGGGCGCTGGCAGCGCGCCTGAGAGGCCATGGCGCGGTCCCTGAGGCCGGCCAGGCGCTGGGTCTCGGTCTCGATGGCCCAGACGCGGGACAGGGCGTAGTGATCGGAGTGGGGCATCAGCGGAACTCCGGCGCGAAGGGGATCTGGTCGTCATCCTCGACCGGCTTCTTTCGGCCAGGGCCACCCGTGGGCGGCATGGGCGTCTCGCCTGGAGTGCGGCGGCGGGGCTGGTAGGTATCGCCATCCTGCTGGGCCTGGGCCTGCGGAGCCGGGCGTGCGCCAGCTTCCTGGACCTTGAGGGAGAAGAACTTCCCCTTCCGCCCTTCCTTGACCCAGGCGGCGATTTCGTAGGTCACGCCGTTGAGCAGGAACGTGCCCTTGTGGGAAGGGTGCCGCTCGTTCTCGGCGCGGTCGTTCCTGAACAATTGCCCAGAGCCATCCCTTTGCTGAAAATCGCTCATTTGCTCATCTCCAGATGCTTCCAGGTTCGGCCGAGGGCGGCGTCCGAGGCAGCAGAAATGCTCACCCCGCAGAGGCGGGCATAAGCCGCAATGTCGCCGGTTCCGCGCCGTAGGGTTCGCAGGTGCTTCACTTGATCGGCTGTCAGGCGCGCGTGAGGATGGCGCTGCCCATGAGCCATCGAGCCATGGCGAGTAGACGTGGCGTCCTGCATGTTCTCGTAGTGCGAGGCCCAACGGAGGTTCGCCGCCGCATTGTTGCGAGGGTCACCATCGTTGTGAGCGACGCAATGCTGCCCGCTCGGCTTCAGGCCAAGGAACGCTTCCGCGACAAGATGATGCACGAGGCGGTGGACCGCCTTATCGCGCCCGCCGAGGGACAGGACGACCGAGCCATATCCATCCTTCTTGCGACCGGTCGCCGCGAGAATTCGCCCGGCACGGGTAGACTTGCCCCCAACCGACCGACGGACGCGGCCCAAGCTGGAGACTTCGTAGAAAGGCGCCGAGGGAATAACCCTCCATTCTTCCTGGCCGAAGCCGTCGCGCTGCTGGAAGTCGCTCATTTCGAGGCTCCGGAAAGGGCCAGGGGGAAGGAGGGGGAAGGAAGGGGAAGGCCAAAAGTAAAAAGGCCCTCGCATGCGCGCGCACATAGGTGGGAGGATTTGGGAAATAGGGTTCCCCTCACCTCCCCCTGCCTCCCCCTCGGGTCAGAACCGACCATCGGTTTCTTCCTTTTTGATGCCGACGCCACGAACCCAGGGCGTGCCCTGAACCTTCACGGCCCGCAGGCCCGGCGTGCGGTCGCGTTTCTCGACGAATTCTGATGGAAGGAGCGGTGTCTCGCCGTTGGCCTGGCACCACGCCCGGTAATCACCGAACAAGGCTCCTGGGCGCGTCGAGAGATGCGGATCGAGGATGCAGCGCTCTTCCAGCCAGCGGCCGAACACGTCCTGCCTCTCGAAGTATTCCGCGCCGGCCGCCTGGATCACTTCGGCCGTGCCAAGCCGACCTTCCTGCCAATCCTGGCAGCCGTCGATGAACCACCGGAAGATGGCGGGGTACTCTGGCACCAGGCGCGTCTTGAGATCCGGATCAGGTGCGGCCGGCTCATTGACGAAAGGCACGATGCGGAGCCGCCGTTCCATCGCTGGACTGCGGCCCTTCAGGCTCGGCGCGTGGTTGCCCACGAAGTGGAGCTTGAACTGCGGCCGATAGGTGTAGGCTCGGCCGTGCGGCTGGCGGGCAGACACCGGCGTCTCGTTGCCCGTCAGCTCCTTGATCTGCGCTTCTGCCCAATGGCGGCCGCTCTCCGTCTCCGAGGCGGTGACAAGCCGCGCGCCCGCCATCTGGGCGCGGTAGTATTCCTGGTTCGCCCGGCCGCCAGCCGTGAAGGCCTCGATCGGCATGGCCACCGCGTAGTCGGCGAGGATGGAGGCCAGGACACCGGTGTAGACGCCCTTGCCGTTACCGCCTGAGCCGTAGAGGAAGCACATGACTTCCTCGGACACATCGCCGGTCAGGCAGTAGCCAGCCCACTTCTGGAGGAAGTGCCGCAGCTCCGGATCGTCCTTTGTCGCCTCCCTCAAGAAGGCGTCCCACTCGGGCATGGGCGTGCCGGCGGCCGCAGGAGCCACGGCGGCGTGCTTGCTGATGTATTCCTTCGGGTTGCCTGGGCGGAGCTGGCCGGTGCGCAGATCCACCACCCCGCCGGGCGTGCCCAGAAGCCAGGGGTCGGCGTCCCACATCGCGCCATGGACAGCCAAGCGCGGATCAGAGCGCGCGGCTTCCTCGACGGCCCGGACGAACTTCATCTTCGCCATGGCCTTCTTGTCGTTCTCGGCCAAGGCGCGGTCCCGCTCGCCTTCTACGAAGCGCTTGATGCGCTCCATGGCAGACGCGGTGCTGTCCTTCTTCCAGATCGACCCCGACCAGACGAACCAGCGGCGGTCGTCATGGTCGTAGACGAGCTTTCCTTCGCTGGCCGCGGCGAACCTGCGGGCCACGTCCGTCTCGCCGAAGTCCATGGGGTTGGTGTTGGCAGCGGGCGGAGCAACTTCGTGGCGCCTGGCGGCGAGGTCGAAGACCTTGGCCATTGTGTCGTCCTCAGGCATCACGCCGCCCCTTCAGGGGCTGCTTGGCGCCGCCCTCCAGCCCCGACTTGATCGTGGCCCGGCACTCCAGATCCTCCAGGCCGATGTACCGGCCGGCGGAATAGAGGGCGTTCACCGCCTCCTGCTGGTCCAGGGCGCCGCCCGCGATCAGGCCGCCGGCCGTGAAGGAGGCGGCATTCAGCGAGGCGTTGCGCTGGCCGGGACCGGCATTCATGACGGCGTTGACCGCCCGCTCCAGCGCGCGCCGGGCGCGACCCTCGGTGATGACCGGCGCGGCGCCGTCCCACTGCTTGCGCGGGGCGGGCTTCAGCAGGTCCAGCAGCCACGCGGGCGCCAGCGGCGGGTTCAGGTCCCAGGGCGCGACGGCCCAGCGATATGGCAGACCCTTGCTGTTGCGACTGGGGGAGACGGTGAAGGCGATCCGGCCGGCGCAGGTATCGAGGCCAGGAGCCGGCTTGCCGGCGCCACGTGCCATGGGCCGACCGTCATCCTTGAACACCATCAGGTGCCCGCCAGAACCGCTACGGCCATGGGGACGCGGCGGGAGCGGGCCATACTGCTCGCATAGGTCGCGCAGGGCCGTCACGCCGTCCGCGTGGCCGCCTTCGACCACATCAACGTCCAGGCCCCAGACGCCGGACCATTCTGGCACGACCTTCCAGTTGCAGCCCGGGTACTCGGCGGACCACCGCGCGAGCTGGTCGAGGTCGTGGGTCGCTGCCTGCAAGTACCCCTCGAACATCCCTTTCTTGCTCCGGGTCGCCGGCACGCAGCGCCAGCCCAGGAGGGCCAGACGCTCGATGTCAGGGTGAAGGACTGGCGACAGCGCGGCGCTCATGTGCGCGGCTCCACCAGGGAGGCATAGATGCCCTGGATGCGGCGGGCCCGGCGAGGCGACAGGCGCTCAGGAGCCTTGCTCAGCACCGCCCGGCACACACTGTAGGCGCGCGGCTTCAGGCGGTCCCGGAAGTCGCCCATCAGTGAGAAGGCGCATTCCCAGGCGCGGCGGCGGTCATTCATGCTGGCCACCGCTGATCGGCACGTAGACCGTCACCTTGCGGTAGCCGAGGGCCCTGGCGGCGGACTGGCTGACGGGACGGATGCCGTTGACCATCTCGGAGTTGTTGGAGGCCGGGGTGTCGGCCTTGCCGGCAAACCTGAGTTGGCTGCCACAGCGCCTGCATTCGGCGGCAAGGACTTCGCGGATTTCCTCGCGGGACAGAGCTTTCTCCATGTCACGCCCCCGTCAGACGAAAGCGCAGCGGCACGCCCGCCTCGTCCATGATGGCGACCGCGTCTTCGATGGAGCGGGCCACGCCCACGATTTGGCCGGCCTTGCGCATCCGCTCATGGGCGTGGTGCTGGTTGTCCGAGAGGCGGCCTCTCTCGGCCTTCATCTCGATCCAGACGCACGGATAGCCAGGGATGATGCAGCAGAGGTCGGGAATGCCGGACACGATGCCCGACGCCTTGCGCGCTGCCTGGAACCGCGCGGCCACGAAGCCCTTGCCAGTGGCATGGCGCTCGTTCTCGATCGAGAACACGATGTTCCCGTCGGGCAGCGCGCGGCGAAGGTAGGACACCACCTGCACCTGGAGCAGGCGTTCCGGGTTGCCGCGCTTCTTGGTGGACTTCTTGGCTGGCTTCGGGTCGAGCATATCCAGCTCGGCGTCGAGGGCCATGGCGGTTTCAACCATCATCATTTCCCGCCCTCCATCGCGCTCTTGATGCGTTCCAGCCGTTCGTTGTGGCGAAGCTCGGCCGCTGCTGCGGCCTTCTCTTCCATGCGGCGGATGTGTTCGGTCAGGCCGCCTGCGAAGACACGGATGGTGAAGGCGCCGAGACGGTATCCCGGCGGCCAGGTGGATCGGTCGATGCCAGGCCAGCACCAGCCGAAGTCGATAGCGTATGAGGCAGGCAATGGGCGCTCTCCCGCATTTCCTGGACCATTCCCAGGATCTGCTGTTCGAGTTTTTCGTTGGCCGCCATCAGGGCGATCAGCTCGGGCGCGCGGGGCGCGGCCTCACCGTAGAGCCAGGATGATGCGGTGCGGGGGTTAGCGTCGGCGGCGGTCGCGACCCGTTTGGTTGCGCCACGGCCGGTGAAGGCTGCCCGGATGGCTGCCGCGATGCGGGCGACAGAGGGCACCGTAAAGTCGGTTTTGGTGTAGTGTTCCGTCATAGCGGTCACGACTGAGTTGCTCCATTGTCGGGGACATGGAGCGAAACACTACGGACTTCGGAACTGACGACGATTTGGAGAGCGGACCGTTGGCGCGGTCCGCTTTCGTCGTTTTCAGAGACAGAGAAAGCCGCACGCAGCCGAGCGAGCGCCTGACAGGCGCCGGGCTTGCGGATTTCACCGGGGACGCACATTACACGCGCTCCAAGGAGTGCGCCGGTGCTTCATACAAGTCAGGCCTTAGCTGATGGCACGGGATGCCGGTGATCTCAGCCACGCGCCGGACATGTCGGTCGGGCACCTTTTTCCATTCATGAGGCGCCCAACGAGAAAGGCCGAGCGCGGCAGCCAGCTTGGGCGCCCCGTCGGCCTTCTCGATCGCGTCCGCCACGGCTTGAGCCATGGCAAGTGCATGTGGGTCGGTCATGCGCATAACGTAGAGATATTCTCTACGTCACGCAAGACTTTCGGTAGAGATCATAAAGACGGCAGGGTGTCGCGATTTTCGCCATCCTCCCGGCATGACTGAAGACCAGTTGAAGCGCGCGATCGGCGACCGCCTCCGCCAAGCCCGGGAGGCCCTCGGTTATGAGAACATGGCCGAGTTCGCCCGCATGCACGACCTCACCCGCGACAAGCTCAATCACTGGGAAAAGGGTCGGTACTATCCCGACCCGTTATTCATCACCCGTCTATGGGATCGCCACCGCATCACCGCCGACTGGATATATCTTGGGGTGATCGCGGGTCTTCCTCACAGCCTGGGGGAGAATTTGCTGGCGGCCCCAGGGGGAGCCGGGGCGGCGCCGAAGGAGGGCTCGCGCCGGGCTCCAGAAAAGGCCTAGTGCGGTGTGAGCGATTACCCATAAGCCTGCCGTTCCTCCGCTTTAGCCTTACACATCCTGACCAGAACGTAACGCGAACATCAAGCCCTAGCGTTGCATTCCACGGAAATTTTAGCGGTATTTTTACCGTAAGCGCTAGGTAAACTTCCCATCTTCGCTAAGCCTATGATGCGCGGGCAAGCTTGGGTCATGTCCGAGCCCCGCCTACCAGCCATCCTGAAGCGAGAGATGGACAAGCACGCCTTCAACTCGCACTCGCTGGCGGCGACGGCTGGCCTTAAGCCTGATGCGGTGCGGAACATCCTCCGCGGCAAATCCGTCAGCCCGCGCGGCAAGACAATTCAGGCGATTGCCTCCGCCCTTGGTGTCACAGTGGCCTACCTCTTGGGTGAGGAGCCGGAGATGTCTGCTGAGAAGCGCCGCGCCGACCCGGTGCCAGGCCCCGCTGAGCGGGCTGAGCTGCTGAGGCTGTGGGACGGGCTCGATCCGGAGACGCGGAAGATGGTGATCTTCATGGTCCGGGCGGCGGCCAGAGAGGCGGCAGCCCCCACAGAGGGGCCGCTAGACGCGACCGGGGACGAGGGCGAGTGATCTGGATCAGCCGGAACGTGGGTGGGTGATAACAAAGCCGCAGTTCGGCTCATTTAGACCAACACGAGGAGCACGATGCCGCGGCGCGTATTGCGGGGCCTAAGCTCCCAGCCACCTAGGCAAAGCATCGACACACCCAGCGAATTGACTTTTTCGTCAATATGCGCTAGGCTATGCGTGTCGGAGGATCTTTCGCCGTGGGAGTTAACCGATGGGTTGCTCAACGAGCGCTACCTGTACGCAGGAAAAGAGGCTGTAGAATTCTATGTGTCTCTTCCGGATGACGCCGCCGACCGCAGTAAGCGGCTGTCTGCTGCGCAGCAGGCGGCGCAGATTTTTGACATGTTTTGTCGCGGGCAAAGTCTGCACGAAATGATGTTGGAATTCAGGCCGGTCTTCAAGCCGATTGGGGCGCATGTGTGGGAGGTCCGAACGCCGGACCTTCGGGTGTTCGGTTGGTTCCCTACGCGGGGAAACTTTGTCGCTGTGTTCGGCAAATGGAAGCGCGAGATGGAAGGGGCAAGGAACGCCCCTGAGGGGGCGTCGCTCATGTCATATGCCGAAGCCAGGGCCAAAGTAGTCACTTGGCGGCACGCCCATGGCATGGCCAATCACGTTTGGAAGGGAACTGCGGGTGAACTCGACAGCTTTCTCAGCAGCTAAGCTGAACCCTCGATCGAGAGCCGAAACGCGGTTCTTGGCGAACCTTAAAGGAGTTCTGGCGACTGAGTTGGCTCGTCAGAAAAAAGCTTCCGGGCGGACTAGACAGTCTGTTGCCGCCGCGGCTGGCATAGCTCCTGCCGTGCTAAGTCGTGCCCTAAATCCGTTCGAACATAGCAACACCAAGACCCTGTTCCGAATTGCCTTTGCTCTTGATAAAGAGTGGGTTTTTGGCCTTGAAGAGGCGAAGCATTTACTCGTGAATAAAGGTAATGGCGCAGATGCTTTCACTGAGAAGCTGGATGCTGCGTCGCTTGGAAATAACTTTAAAATAGATGTCTTGGGTGATGGCTCCAGGCAGGTACAAACCTCGAACTATAATCTCTTGATTAAGGTTACAAGGAAGTGAAGTGGCCCTGGTCACGCGTCGTATTTTGCGAAGACATCCGAAGTGAGATAAATAACAAGATAAGTATTATGGGTGTTTATGGGCAGGAAATTCTGATAAGATCGCCTGATCCCAGCAAGCCGGCGGCGCAAAGATTATCCGTGGTAGTTACACTGAGGTGGCAGGAAGGTGACTTTGACTTGTCTGATGCCTACGTGGCTATAGATGCCCCCAATGTGCAGGGGCAGGAAGTTAGACTTTCAGACATTTTAGCCGCTATGCATATCGAGCGTACTGCCGGTCTTCCTACAGAGATCCAACTCCTCTTGGAATTAGGTTTAGTCCCTCTACAAGACAAGGGCGCACTAGAGGTTAAGCTCAAGATCGGGGGACGAACCCGAGTTCTGGATCGTCTTGCTGTCCGAAGAGTGGTTGAACTTCCGATGCGGCAACCGCACCTCAGCTAAGCAATCACCCTCTAGCCCGCCCACCGGCGGGCTTTTTTGTGCACGCCACCAGTCAGCTCTCATAACAGATAGAAAAGCCCGTCGTCTTCGGAGCGCTTTGTGTGCCGTGTGGGTGCGGCCCCATCTGGCCGGCGCATCTGGCTCTCCAGTACCACTCTTTCCTGCCCGTCCTGCGCACTGCGGACGCGATAGGACCACCAGCCGTTCTCTGATGCGGGCATGACCCTCAGAACGGCGTAGCTCCCGCCCGGAAGGTAGGTGCCGTCCGCAGCACGATCCACGGCCACGACTTGGCCAACCTCGAATTTCGCCGCTTGCATGTCAGTGCTCCAGTTGGGCTGCCGCCTAAAGGCCGCACCCGAGGACGCAAAGCGCCGGAGCATTGGCGCGGAACGGCATCGGAAGGGGTCTCGTCCATCGAGAATGGTAGCACCCCAGGGAACACACACTCGCGCACGTTGCAGTCATAACCGAGGGCCTGCCGCGCCCAGCGTCGCAAGCCCAGCGGCCGGCGGGCTTTTTTGTGCCCGCTCAGGTGGGCCAGACCTCAACCTTCTTCCCACTGTCAGATACAGCAACCCCCGACCGCAACTGGCTCTCCTCAAACGCCCGCTCTTGCCCATCCTTACCCCGCACGCGGTAAGTCCGAAGCCTGCCCTCCGTAGGCATCACCCGAAGAACCGTGAAGCCACCTTTGGGAATGTGTCCATCGCAAAGGCGACGGGCGAAGGCCACTACCTGGCCAACCTGGAATACCGCTTCGCTCATGTTCGCTAGTCCTATAGGCGGCACGCGTGAAGCTATGCCTAGGGCCTCACGCCACCTGCTGGCGCAGGACGCCACCCGAAGATGATTGGCGGAGAAGGCCACGATAGCACGGGCCGGGGGTTGACCCGGCATGCCAAGTGGATCGCCCGCTCTACCGGCTTCGCGCTGCTGAAGCGGAGATCCGTGGACCCCGCAACTTGGGCTAGATGAGAAGTCCCACTGCAACCCCGCCCTCCTTAAGCGCGTCCATACATATGGATCTGCCGTAGGTCGCACGACCTAAACCCGGTCCGTTGTAGGAGGTACGAAGATGACGATGGGCAAGGCACCGGCGAAGCGTGAGCAGCGGATTGTGGCCGGCTGCTCCTACGCGTTGGGCTTGGTATCCATCGGGGCAGCATTGATCACCCTGGCGCTTGTCTGAACCGAAGACGGCATCCTCGACAGCCTAAGCAAGGAGCCCGCCCAGCGGCGCGCTTCCCTCCTCCCCGTGAATGGCCTAGCCTGCCCTGGTTCCCGGCGTTACTCCTCAAAGGCGCCGACACTCAAAGCCTCCCACCAGAGGCACCAGCCCCGCCCGGGAAACTAGGCGGGGCTTTTCTATGGCCAGCGCTACCTGTCAGGACGGCGGAAACTGCCGTCACAGCGGCGGAAAAGTTGTAGCGTTTTGCTCTACGTTTCTTCTTGCTTGTAGAGGTTTTCTCTACCATACTCCCTCCAGCAGCATCCCGCTGCCCCGGAGGTACACCGAGTGACCACCACCGAGATTTCCGCTTCCGCGGTTGAGCAGGTTGCTCCCGCCCGCGCCGCCAAGATCACCCCCGCGCAGCACACGGTTCTGGAAAGCCGCGTCATCCGCTCAAGGGTCATGTCAGGTCGCGGCATTGGCTTCAACGGCAAGGAAGTCTGGCTGCTTGCCGGCTGGACCAACCGGCCCGATGTCACGCGCACTGTTGAGGCGCTGATCAACAAGGGCATGCTCGTCAAGACGCGGGCCGGCGTCGCTATCACCGAGATGGGTCGCGCCGCCATAGCCAAGGCGGAGGGCCGTTCCTGATGAACGCCCTCACCTACATCCCGGTCGAGCGCCCACCCGCTCCCGTGGCGATGCGCTTCCCCGCTCCTCGCACTCCGCTGGACGCCAAGCTGCGCAAGACGGCGCTGCGGGTGTTCTATCGCCTCTGGTTCGCTGAGATCGCGGCGTTCAATGACGAAGCCGCGTTCACCGACCGCACCGCCGAGATGGCCCTGAAGCTGGAGATCGCGCGGTGTGAAAAGCTAGCCGCCAGTGAGCTGCGGGACAGCAAGCGCATCGAGAACATCCGCCGCCGCCACTGGTGCCTGCTCTGGAACGAACAGTACCGGCTTAAGGCCGATGCCTGGCGGAACCTGCTGAACGGCGACCTCATCATGTGGCGCCTGCGCTTCCAGGAAATCCGCCGCGTGCGTCAGGACATCGCCGCCGAGCAGGCGCGCGTGTTCCCGGAGATGGTGGCATGAGCGCGCACACTCCCGGGCCTTGGGGCTGGTTCGGCAATACGGCCGGAAACCGCATCTACCTCGCCACTCAGCATCACGGCCGCCGATACGTCATGGACTTCACCCGCTGGGGCATGAGGGGCGCTCAGCCTCGGTTCCAGTGTGATGGCTTGATGGTGGATGGCAAGGAACTAGTGCGGTTCGCTGTTGGTGACCGGGATGTCCTGGGCGTTACGCAGGCAAGGCAGAACACTAGCGTCTACCGCCAAGACATCATCGAGATTGATCATCCCGACGCTCGCCTTATCTGCGCCGCCCCTGATCAGCACGAAGCCCTAACCGATCTTCTCAACCACTACGTGGCGCTGGTGAACAGCGGCGATGCTGGCTCATGGGACCCTGAAAAAGAGCCTGTCGTGATCAAAGCCCGCGCCGCCATCGCCAAGGCCCAGGGAGGCCAGTCATGCTGATCCGTGATGACTTCACGCCGAACGAGGACCCGCTGGCCTTCTGGCGCGGGCTGATGTTCGCCTTCGCATCGCAGGCGTTCTTCTGGGGCTTCATCCTCTGGGTGGCGTACTCGTGAGCGCGATCTCCCGCAAGCGCATCGAGGCGCAGCGCGCACTGGTGAAGGACATGGAGCGGTCCGCCCATGTCGAGACGCACCCGGGCCTGAAGGCATACTACCAGCGCTGCGCCAGCAATGACCGGCACTGCCTCATGGAAATGGAAGCGCGGCTCGAAGCGCAGGAAAGCCTCCGCGCCAAGCCGCGCCCGACGAACAGGGTGTTTCCGCTGCCGATTAGGGGAGCGAGCGCATGAGCGCGCCTTTGAAGTGGAACGAGGCCGCCGACGCCATCCTGCGCGTCGGCTTCCTGGATGCGCCACAGGATCGCCTGGTGGCTGATGTGCAGGCCGCCATGGGCTTGCCGCTGTCCTGGCACACCATCGAGAACCGCGCCCGCCGCCTCGGCCTGAGCCGCGGTAAGCCCACGGGCTGGTCGCAAGAGCAGCAGGCCTATCTCGTGAGCCACTATGCCGTGATGCCGATGCAGGCGCTACTCGACGGCCTGGGCGAGCGCGGGCTCCCGAAGAACCGGCAGCAGGTCCTGCAGTATGCGGGCAGGCGCGGGATGAAGCGTGAGCAGCGGCCGAGGTACGGTCAGAGGGAATGGACTTACGAGCAGAACGAACTGCTGCGTGAGGCCTACATGAAGTGGCCCGCCACGAAGCTGCGGGAGGCACTTCGGGCGCTGTCACCTGACGGCCGCGCTTTCACCAAGAGCATGATCACTGGCCGCGCCCACCGTATGGGACTGTCCCAGACCAAGCGTGAACTCTGGACCGAAGAGCAAGCCAGTTTCATCCGTCAGCACTACCAGACGATGGGCTGGTCGGAGATGATGGCGGGCGTTGCCGAGCGCGGCGAGCCCAAGACCGTCAAGGCCATTAAGGCCTGGGCGGATCGGAATAAGCTGCCCCGGCCTCGCCATTCCCGGCCGGCCAGCCCGACGGCGGCTTCGAAGGCCCGGAAGATCCCGGCACCCGTTCAGCGCCCCCCTGCCCCGGTCCACCAGCCGCACCTTCAGACGCAGAAGAACGGCATCAGCCTCCTGGCGTCGCGGCCGGCGCCCGACCTACGCACCATCGCAGCCGGCGAGCCCGACACCGCGCATGAGAAGGTGGTGTCGAAGCAGGAGAAGGCGTGGAACCTGCTGTGGAAGGGCCGCGATGCCTCTGACGTGGCGCGCGACACCGGCCTGATGCTGCGGGAAGTGCTGCGGATCAACATGGACGTGCGGGAAGCCCGGCGCGCGCAGAGGGCTGCGTGATGAGGATCACCACCCCCGGCGTCTACGAGATGACCGCTGCCGAGTATCACGCGGACCCCTGCCCGACGCCGAGCCTTTCCGCCTCCATGGCTGGCGTGCTGCTGAGCCGGTCGCCGCTCCATGCCTGGCACACGCACCCGAAGCTGAACCCGGCCTGGAAGCCGAGCCCGTCTAGCACGGCGCAGGAGGAAGGCACGGCGCTCCATGCGCTGATCCTGGAGAAGCGGGATGCGGTCGTGGTGATCGACGCCGCCAACTACCAGAAGAAGGCGGCACAGGAGGCGCGCGATCAGGCGCGGGCGATGGGCCTCATTCCTATCCTGGCCGACCGCTGGGAGGAACTGAGAGCGGTTCCCATGGCCGTGCGCCGGCAGTTGGCCACCCATCAGGCCAAGACCGCCTTCACAGCCGGCCGGCCTGAGGTGGCGCTGATCTGGCAGGAGGAGACACGCGCCGGGACCATCTGGTGCCGCAGCCTGATTGACTGGCTGCCCAACGACCCGCGCGGCTTCATCGACGACCTGAAAACCGTGGCGTCCAGCGCCGAACCGGATGGCTGGGGCATGACCGCGGCAAAGGGCGGCGTGCCGATCCAGGCGGCGTTCAACATGCGGGGCAGCTCGACCCTGCGCGGCGCCCCCTGCCCTGGCGTGCGCTTCGTGGTGGTGGAACGCGACGCCCCGCACGCCCTGTCCGTCTGCCAGTGCGGCCCGGAGCTGATCGAGCTTGGCCGCCAGAAGATGGAAGCGGCCATGGAACTCTGGGCGCTGTGCCTGCGCGACAACGCATGGTCCGGCTACCCGCCCTTCGTCGCCCACATCGATGCTCCCTTCCACGTCTCCATGCAGTGGGAAGAGCGCCAGCTTCGCGAGGAACAGATCCGCGAATGGCGAGGCTCCGACCCGCGCGTCACCCAATCCGCAACCCCCTGGGCTTGAGGACCACACCATGAGTTTCACCATCCGCCCCGCCGTTCGCGAGAAGATCGGCCTTCTCTTCGGCATCGCCGGCGCCTCTGGTTCCGGCAAGACATTCTCGGCGCTGAAGCTGGCCAAGGGCATCGCCAACGGCACCGGCCGTATCGCGGTCATCGACACTGAGGCCGGCCGCGCTCTGCACTATGCGCCACAGGCCGGGGAGAAGGCTGACAGCGCCAAGGGCACCTTCGACTTCCTGCACCTGGACTTCCAGCCGCCGTTCACGCCGGAGCGCTACATCGAGGCGATCCGCGCCTGTGAGGAGGCCGGCGCCACGGTGATCGTCATCGACAGCATGTCGCATGAGTGGGCCGGTGAAGGTGGCTGCTCGGATATCCAGGCTGCCGAGGCAGAGAGGATGGCCACCTATGACGGCGTGCTGAACGTCAACCGCATCGAGGCGGTGACGGCGCCGGCCTGGAAGAAGCCGAAGATGCGCCATCAGCGCATGATGTCCCGGCTGATCCAGACCCGCACCCATCTGATCTTCTGCCTGCGTGCTCAAGAGAAGATCAAGATCGTCAAGGTGCAGAAGGGCAATCGCCAGACGAGCGAAGTTGTCCCCATGGGCTTCATGCCGATCTGCGAGAAGTCCTTCATGTTCGAGCTATCGGGCAGCATGACGCTGCACCCCGATACCCCGGGCCAGCCGCGCTACGACCTCCAGCACAAGCTGAATGACGAACTCCGCGCCATCTTTCGCGAGGGCGAGCGCATTGGTGATGATGCCGGCAAGCGCCTCCGCATGTGGGCTGAGACTGGCGCCGACCGCCCGGCTGTGGATCGCGTGGCGGAGGGCGTGCGCGAGTTGATCGAGCGCATCCAGGATGCCGAGAACATGGAGGCGGTGGACGCCATTACGTCTGACCCGGCCGTGGTGAAACAGATTGCATGGCTGACCACGAACCGCGCTGATCTGGCCGCCCGCGTCAATGAGGCCGTGGCCACTGCCCTGGCGCTGCATGAGCGGTCTGAAGCTGGCCAGGAGGAGGCGGCATGATCCACCTCCCCCTCTTCCGCCTCATCTGCCGCCCTCGCCGTCTGCTGCCTGTGATCCCCCACCCGCGTCGGATCTTCCGGCGTGGTGGTGTCGCTGCGGTGACGAAGAAGGCCATCCTCGGCGGCTTGGTGTGCACGGCGGTTCCGTTCGGCGCCCTGATCGCCCCCGATGCCCTCGGCCTGCCGTGGCGCCAGGAGAAAGCGCCGATGCATCTGGTGGAGGCGCCCGCCTCCCCTTTGGACGCGCTGCGGGCGGACATTCTCCGCAACCCGCCGCCGATGTTCGCGATGGAGGCGGCAAGCTCGATGCCAGGGTCCGGCGCACTCCTTTTCGCTTCGATCCCGCCCGGCCTGTCGTCGCCCGTTGGACGTGAGCCGGTGGACGTGCCGGAGCCGGGGAGCGTGGCGGTGTTCGTGGCCGGGCTGGCGGGGCTGCTTCTGGTGCGGAGGGTGTGGGCATGAGCGGTCCTGAAGCCATTCACCCGCAAGAGGCCATTGCGATCATGCGGAACGCGCTAGTGCATGAGCGTGCAATCAAGGCGGAACTGCTGGCCGCTCTGAAGGAGCTTCTGACCGACATGCGTGCCGCCCAGAAGAACATGCGCCACGCCGCCAACAAAGATCCGCGGTGGGAAGGCTGCGCCGAAGCGATCCAGCCACGAGTAGACGCGGCCAGCGCTGCGATTGCCAACGCAGAGGGGACCGCAGCATGACTGCGCCGCGAATGCCTGTCTTGTCGGTGTCAGAGACGATCGACAGATTGCAGGGTTGGGCAGATGAGATGCTGAGTTGCGCGCCCCCTAAGACCGGCGCGCTACATCTTCTGGATGCGATCTTCTATTTGTCGGCCAGCACCCATGAAGAGGATCGGAAGGGGGAGTTGCTAGAAGCGCTGCGCGAGAGCCAGGCGGCTTTGGCGTCGATCATCTCACCACGCTCGATCGAGCAGACGACTGTGGTTAATGCCTTTGCTCAGGCGACGGCTGCTGAGGCCAAGGCCCGCAGAGTGATCGCGAAGGCCACGGGAGCCCCCGCATGACCCCGCCACCCCGCCCGCAGCCCGTGACGGATGGCTATGTGGAGTATGGCGGCTTCTCGATCCGCCAAGGCGGGATGATCGTTGCTGGTGGCAGCGGCCCCTATGAGGCGATGAGGCGCGAGGCTGCTCACTACGCAATGATGTATCGGCAGGACGGGCCAGTGAAGGTTCGCGTGTGGCGAAACAGAAAGCGCCGCCAAGCCATCCCCACGCCCAGCCAGGAGGACCGGACATGACTGATGCCATGACGCTGAAGCCGTGCCCGTTCTGCGGTGGAAACACCGTCTGCAAAGCAGATAACGAGGACAAGGAGTGGTACGCCAACACTTGGTGGGTGGAGTGCTGCGACTGCGGAGCCCATGGACCTGAGCAGTTCAATGGCGAGGACCGTTCGTCCTTTGGGGCCGCCAAGCGATCCGCTGCCGAATGCAAAGAGGCCGCCATCGCCGCCTGGAACCGCCGCGCGTCGTTGAGCCGCACGGAGGTGCAGGGGGTGGTGGCGGAGGGGATGGTGGCGGTGTCGAGGTGGCGTCTGGAGCGTGCGGCATCAATCATTGAATGTGACGGCGATCTGAAGGGCATCGGCCTGGACATTCGAGACATGCTCGCCGCAGCCCCGCCCCCACCCGCCCCCAGCACGGACGCGAGGGAGGGGGAGGACCTTGTGACTATGCCTCGCTGGGTCGCGGAGAGGATCGGCCGGTTCTATGTCCCCAAGGAGGACAGCGATGCCATCTTCTCCAGGCGTGAAGCTATTCGCCTATATCACGCCGCCCTCGCCAGCGGAGGGCGCGGGGATGAGTGAGGACATGGTGAATGCGCCCCCGCATTACCGGCAGGGCAGCATCGAATGCATCGACGCCATCCGCGCCGCGCTCGGGAAGGAAGGCTTCATCGCCTACTGCAAGGGGCAGGTCATGAAATACAACTGGAGGGCGGGGCTCAAGGGCGACGCCTGCGAGGATGCCAAGAAGGCCGCTTGGTATCAGGCGCGCATGATCCAGGAGATGGAGGGCACCCATGTCTGACGTGCCAGCCGCCCGAGAGATCATCGAGGCCGTGCTGCCTAACGTGTCGCCCAAAGTGGCGAAGGAGTTGCAGCAGGCGCTCGGGATGATGACCCGGCGCTCTCCAGCCAAGAGGAAGGCCCCTGTCCGATCCGCGGTCGTCGACGCCGCCACGGCCAGAGCCATCCGCCAATTCGTCCGGGCGCATCCCCTGATGAGCGTTCAGGAGGTCGCTGTGCGGTTTCATACCAACGCCGGCCGCGTCTCCGAAGCCCTGCATGGAGATCGGTGATGGGGGATGCCCTCAAGACCAGAGCCGAAGTGGCCGCCGAGTTCCGGATCAGTGTCCGTCATATGATCGAGATGGAACGCGCCCATCAAATCCCGGTGTTGCGTCTCGGCCGCCGGGTCCTGTTCGATGATGCCTCTATTGCTATTCTGAAAGAAGCGGCCCGATGCCCCTCAAGGTTGAACGGCGTAAAGACACCGGAACCCTATGGATCATCGGCACCGTTAAGCCTGCCGGCCAAGCCAAGGGTATCCGAGTTCGCCGCCGCGCTGGCTCTGACGACGCCGCCCTCGCGCGAGAAGAAGCTGCAGCGCTTGAAGCTCAGCTCCTCCGGAACGTCTGGCACGGAGAAAAAGCAGTCCCGCGCGGCTTCAGCGCGGCGGCCCTCTCCTACCTAAAGCACCAGGAGCGCAGCATCGGGACCAAAGCCCTGGTTCGCCGGCTGCTGCTCCACTTCCGAGACATGGAGCTGGACAAGATCGGCCAGGAGGCGGTGGACAAGGCTCGGGCCACCATCCTTGAGCCAGATGCCAGCCCCGGGACTGTCCGGCGCAATCTCATCACCCCTCTCCGTGCCATCATGGTCCATGCCGCCAAGCGGCGCTGGTGCCAGATGCCCCACTTCGATCTGCCTACCGAGCCCAGGGGGCGGACCACCTTCTTGATGCCGGCCCAGGCCGACGCCCTGCTGAGCGCCGCGGCGCCGCACCTGCGCCCCTTGCTCCTGTTCCTGCTGGGCACGGGATGCCGCCTCGGAGAGGCCTTGGCGCTGGAATGGTCGGACGTAGACCTGCAGGCCGGGCGCGTCATCCTATGGGAGGGCGAGACGAAGAGCGGGGCCAGGCGAGTTGCCTTCCTGCCGCCAGCGGTCGTCGCCTCCATGGCGCTTCTGGAAAGGCCGGCGGATCAAGTTTTCCTCACCCGCACCAAGGCGCCCTACCGGCTGACCCGAGACGGCAAGGGGGGCGGCCAGATCAAGCGAGCCTGGGCTACAGCGTGCCGCTTGGCAGAACTGCCGGGGAAGGTGACGAGCCGCGCGCGGCCAGACCGGCCGTCCCGCGCCTTAGGGTTTGACCCGGATTTTACGCCGCATCATCTGCGGCACACTTGGGCCACTTGGCACTATGCGCTCCACCGGGATCTGCTGCGCCTGAAGGTGGAAGGCGGGTGGTCGAGCACGGCGCTGGTCGAGCGGTATGCCCACATCATGCCGGTTGGCCATGAGGACGCCATCCGCCGGCTGTGGGGGCTATGGCCAGCACCGGCTGCGGTGAAGCAAGTCGGGTGAACGCATCAGGAACCGCGTGTCTGTCACGTGACAGAAATTGGCGCGTCACCACCCAATTCCGTGCATCTCCCTGCATAATGGGGGTTGCGCGGCACCGAGCCAGACCTTAGGAAGCGCCCCATACCGATGGTCCTGCTGCTGTAGCTCAGCGGTAGAGCACTCCCTTGGTAAGGGAGAGGTCCAGGGTTCGATTC